TGGACATTCAGCAGAAAAGATTACTTACCGGTATGCACATCTATTCCCGTCGGTACAGCAGGATATGGCAGAGCAGCTGGATGCGGAAAATATGGAAGAAGAATTGAATGAAGTGGAAGGAGGACTTGCAAATGTCGGCTAAATGTCTGGATCAGCAGGGACGTTGGAGAAATAAAGTTGTAGCATTTCGGATGTCACCGGAAGAAGATGAACTTCTGGAAACGGCAGTACGGCTATCGGGATTGACCAAACAAGAATATATTATCCGAAGATTGCAGGAAAAAGAAGTTGTGGTTACAGGAAATCCCAGGGTGTATAAAGCTTTGAAGAAGGAACTTGAAAAGGTACTGGGTGAGCTGAAACGTCTGAAAAAGGGAGAAGATGTGCCGGAGGATTTATTGGAAGTGATTCGGCTTATCACAATAACAATGGCTGGAATGAAAGCGGAATAAAAGAGCCTTTAAGTGTCGGCAAACACCTAAAGGCAGGGATTTGGTAGAATACTCTTCCAAAAAACTTCTATGAGTATTCTATCAAAAACCACTCTTTCTTTCAACGGGAAAATAAGGAGGATTTGATGGAAAACAAAAGAACAGAAACAAATAAAACAGTACAGAAAAGGCTGGAACCGGAACTGAAACTCATCAATATGGATACGGTGGAAGTGGAGCAGATTGAATGGCTGCTTTATCCATTTATTCCCTATGGAAAAGTAACAATTATACAGGGAGATCCGGGAGAAGGAAAAACGACAATGGTGCTTCAAATTATTGCAAAACTGACCAGAGGAGAGACTATTCTTCCAGCTGATTCAACAAAAGATAAAAGGATAGATATTGATAGTGAAAGCGATATGGTAGATGCAGAAAATATTGAAAACAATGCGTCAACACAGCATTTGGAGGCACCAGTAAATGTAATCTACCAGACTGCAGAAGATGGTCTTGGAGATACGATAAAACCAAGATTACTTGCTGCAGGTGCAGACTGTACAAAGGTCATGGTCATCGATGACAGTGAGCAGCCGCTGACGATGGCAGATGTCCGGTTGGAAGAAGCAATCATACAGACAAAAGCCAGAATGGTTGTACTTGACCCGATTCAGTAATGTCATTAACTTAAGAAAATTTTGATTATTGCAATAAGTGTTCAGATTAGCTTTTTTGAAAAATTACAAGATTTAGGCATAACAAATAAACAAACCAAAAGTCTGTTTTTGCCAGCTATATTCATTTGAATAATTTTTATCCCATACGGTATGCAAAACTAACCCATCGTTTCTTTATTACTCGACGCTGATATTGTCGGTGCGGTCTTTGAGGCGATAGTTCTTTCTTGATCAGACCTTCAACATCTATCGTTACAAATGTCTGACGCAGATAATGCCTGCATATTTGAATTGCCATTGTGTAGTTTAATTGGTATGTGTACTTACGGTTTCTTTCTTCCAGTATGATATTTGCTGAAATAATTTCACAAAAATTATACAGGATCAGTTTTGCGTAAATTTCCTGACAGATATATTCCACATTTTTAGAGTGAAGATTTGTCAGGCCAATCGTATATTTCAGCTCACGGAAAGAAGTTTCGATTCCCCATCGCATATGATAAAGTTCCTTGATCTTTTCAGGTGGGAATTCTTCTTTATCCAGGTTGCTGGCTATACATTCATAAACTCCATTTTCCAGCTGAAACTGTGTGAGTCTGAGATGAAGTGTATAAAACAAATTCTCAGAATCAAGAAAGTCAAATGGCGATGAATTTGAGAGATATTTATAACCTTTCGTTTTATAAAACTTTTGTTTACGTGTCAGAATCAGTTCGATTTCTTCGTCAAATTCACAGGATACCGGCAAGGAAAGGCTTCCGGAAATGCTGCCTTTTTTCGAGGTATCTTTAATCCGGATCAGATAAAAGAGACCACGTTCCTGAACATTTGCAAAAATGTTATAAGTTTCGTATCCACGATCTGCCATAATGATAGTCTTCTGATTTGTAGTCAGTTTTTTAACCATTTCAATCATGGCAGAGGATTCATTTTCTTCATAAGGCTCCTGAATCAGAGCATCGACATATCGCCTGCTTTGGAGGTCATACAAGGCATTAAGATGCAGTTGATTAAAACCAAAAGTTCCTTCTTTACCAGCAAAATACGTGTGTGGATTTAGTGGATCACGAAATATATTCAAGTCAGAACCATCACAGGCAAGTAACTGATAGCCTTGGTATTTTTTGTTACATAATATCTGCTCATGAAATTTGTGAAATAAATGTTCCATGGTATCTGGTTTCAATTTGTTCCTTTGCTTTATGAAACCAGAACGGGTTATTTGATTCAGATCATAATTAAAATATTTATGTAATTCTGAGTTAAGTGAACCACCTTCCATAGTAAGTAGAAAGTTTATTGTCGAGGTAAAGTTCATCTTCCGATTTCTGGTAAAATCATGCCCGGGATTTTTGACGTAATCTTCTATCTGACTGGACATGCTGGAAATGGCAGCGTTGAGTTTGTTGCGGACATAATCAGCGTAAAAGTTCATTAGCAATTCCTCCTAAAATGTATTCATTCAAGGAGGCTTCGCCACATTTTTTCTGACATTTGTCAAGACCTTTTTCTGTTTTATTTTATAAATTTTCTTAAGTTAATGACATTAGCTGGCCTGTGTATCCCTTGCACAGTTCATTTTGGAATCCGGCTATGGAAAGAGTGAGCTGGCACAGGGAGCCAATAACTGTTTTGGTATGAAGAAATCCCTGTCCGGCAATACCTGGGGAAATTCTTCCTGGGATGGAAAGAGCATCTATACCAAGAAAACGCAGGAAGAAGAAAACGGAAAGATGATCACCATCACAGCAGATTTCCGAAAGTATCCATCAATCGAGGACTCCATTGCGGATCATTCCGCATATTTGCTTGGAGCAAAGAACGGCTCCACGCTTCGGTATCATGGTCTGAAGGGCTGTACGAATTATAAGAAGGCAGCGCAGATCATCAAGGATGGTGGATATGCAACTTCCAGCACCTATGTGCAGCGGTTGTGTGAAATCATTGAAAAGTGGGAGCTGACCAAGTATAACGCAGATTCGAATACAAAAGAGGAGACCAGTACGGTATATTACCGTGTCCGCAAGACCTGGGCGGATGCAAAGAGCCAGCTTGGAGCCTATAAGATTCTGGCTAATGCGAAGAAATGTGCGGATGAGCATCCGGGCTATTCTGTATTTGATGGAAATGGAGTGGTGGTGTATGCAGCAAAACAGCAGTTTACACCGTATACTGTGCAGGTAAAGATTAAGGACCTCTATATTCGTAAGGGTCCTAGTACGAATTATGCGAAGGGAAAATTCACAGGGATTGGGGTCTTTACCATCGTGGATGAGGCAGACGGCCCTGGAGCAACGAAATGGGGACTCTTGAAGTCTTATACGGAAAAGCGGAACGGGTGGATCTCTTTGGATTTTGCAACGAAATGTTAAGAAAGATGGCTCTGTATTACGGTTTACATCGTAGTACAGAGCCTTTTTTTGTTTTTTTACAGCAAATATAGTTCTTTAGAACAAGAAATAGTTTTGCAGATTCTGTATACCGAAATGGATAACCGATATAATATCTTTAGACCTATAAATCGTTCTGAAGGAGGTGTTGCAATGGACTTGAGAGATGTTGGTCTGCGTATCAAGGAAACCAGAGAGACCAAAGGACTCACACAGGAAGAGCTGGCTGCATTGGTAGATTTGAGTCCGACACATATCAGTGTGATCGAGCGTGGTCAGAAAGTACCAAAACTGGATACGTTTGTAGCAATCGCAAATGCACTGGATGTTTCAGCGGATAGTCTTTTGAGGGACGTTGTGGCACAGTCTGTAAATGGTGTGGTAAACAATCTGTCAGCAAGCATCATGAAACTGCCGCCGAAAGAGCAAAAAAGAGTCATACGTGCAATAGAAGCGTATGTGCAGGAATAGCAAGTAATGGAGGGCTGAGAAGCCCTTCTTTTTTTGTACTTTCGTAAATTCTTGTAGAACTATGTCGAACGATTTTTGTTTCAATACCTGTTTGATTATGCTATATTGTTCTATAGAACAAGAATTAAATCTACAGGTGGAGAAAAATGGAATTTAAAGAACTAATGGAGAAAGTTGCTAAGAAACATGGAACCACAGCTTTGGAGGTCTATTCAGAAATCCAGAAAGTGATTGATGTGGGGATGAAGGATTCGGATGAAGAGGTGCAAAAAAATTGGAAGAGGGTACCCTATGAGGGTGAAAAACCATCACCAGAAGAACTGATCCAGTATCTTGTTGGTGAGATGTTGTGTATGGAGGAGGAAACGTGTGAAGAAGTATAATAGGAAACAGGCGGTGGTTATGACCATTATTGGGACAATCATGGTATGCTTGGCTTGTGGTAAGGCAGAGGCAGCAGTCCCGGATGTTGTAGGCAGTATGAAAATGAACCGGGATGAAATGCTTACCGTTGTAGCAAATCAGGATAAGATTGAGGATAAAGAGGCATTTGCGAGGCTTTTGCTTCAGATGTATAAAGAAAATTCATTTGAATCCATGAAGTTTTCTGAGGATGAAGGATATCCTACCAGTCTGGATATGAATGTTTATACCAGAAAGGAAGATATAGGGGAAAAAGATCCCATCATGACTGTAGAATACAAACCGGAAGAATGGAATGCAGAATATGATATTGTGAATGCCACAGAGCAGTTCCATCTGTATGTCGATGATGAGATGGTTGAGGATAATTAAATAAGAATCAAAGAAATAGGCTTTGTATTACGGTACGTCGTAGTGCAGAGCCTATTTTTTTGCTCGAAAACAGGAGAAAAGGAAGGGGGATGCACATTTTATAAATTTCTTACCGCCCATTTAACGATTTCGTGTCCATGGGATAGTGAAGGGAAAAGCTATAACGATAGAGATACAGAAGTGTTCCCTTCAGATTTGATGGAGGTAAAGGACATGGACGATAGACAGAGACAGCAGATCAGGGAACTCAGAGAAGAAGGCTATGGTTATGGCAGAATCGCACAAATACTTGAAATTAGTGAAAACACCATCAAGACATATTGCCGGAGGCATGGCCTTGGAGGAGTGGCAACCAATCTGGCATCATCTGAGGGGAAAAGGCAGTATTGTCCGTGCTGCAAAAGTGTGCTGGAGCTGATACCGGGAAGGAAGCCGAAGAAGTTCTGCTCCGATAAATGCCGTATGAAATGGTGGAACAGTCATCTGGATCAGGTAAAACGGAAAGCCAATTATAGCTTTGTCTGCCCGGTATGTAAGAAACAGTTTTCCGTGTATGGAAATGCAAATCGGAAGTACTGTTCCCACGCATGCTACATCAAAGCCAGATTCGGAGGTGATGAGGTATGACACGGGAACAGGGAAGAAAAGAAGTCGTGTATCAGATGACCATGAGTGCAGCACGTCGGATGTTGGAAAAGGGGCTTATTACCGAAGAACAGTATCAGAAATATGACACAAAAATGCGGCAGAAATACGCGCCTATAATCGGCACATTATGGGCCGAAATGGACTTGCTATAGTGCGGATAGTACGCGAATATGTCACTGCGAAAGGAGATGGCTTTATGCCGAAAATTATAAAAATTAAGCCCAAAAAGGTTGAACTGAAGCCAAAACTGAGAGTAGCGGCATATGCCCGTGTTTCTACAGATGAGAAAGAACAGCAGCGTTCCTTTTCTGCACAGATCAGTTACTACAACGACTTGATACAGAGAAATCCTGAATGGAAATTTTCTGGTATTTATGCAGATCTTGGTATCAGCGGAACGAGTACCCGGAACCGAGAGGAGTTCCACAGACTGATTGCAGACTGCGAGCAGGGAAAGATTGATCTGGTGCTTGTAAAGAGTATCAGCCGATTTGCCAGAGATACGGTTGATACCCTGCGAACCATCCGGCGTTTGAAAGACCTCGGAGTTGCAGTTTATTTCGAGAGGGAACAGATCAATACATTATCGCATGATGGAGAATTCCTTCTTACGTTGCTGGCTTCCTTTGCACAGGAAGAGAGCCGGAGCATCTCCGAGAATATCAAATGGGCTATCCGAAAGAAATTTGAACAGGGAATTCCGAATGGACATAAAGCACCATACGGATATCGGTGGGACGGAGTTGAGATGTTCCGCATTATCCCGGAACAGGGTGTGATCGTACAGGAGATTTACAGAAGATACCTTGCAGGGGAGTCAGCATATGGCATCGCAAAGGATCTTGCCGCAAGAGGTGTAACCGGGCAACAGGGCGGACCATTCGAGCAGACTTCGGTAAAGGATATTCTTTCCAATATTTCCTATACGGGGACCATGATCCTTCAAAAAAACTTTTTTACAGAAAATCATGTGCGTAGGAAGAACAAGGGAGAATTGCCGATGTTCTATGTAGAAGAGATGTTCGAGCCACTGGTATCAGTTGAGGATTTAAAAAAGGCACAGCAGATCAGGGCACAGAGAGCAGAGCGGCAGGCAAATAAAAATCCGAAACTGACGGTGTTCTCCGGCAGGATGAAATGCGGATATTGCGGAATGGGAGTCAGCCGAAGAACATCAGTTACAAGAAAGAGATGGGTTTGCAATACCAGGGAAAGAAAAGGTGCAAAGTTTTGTGACTGCCGACCAATATGGGAAGAGGAACTGATAAAGGCCAGTGCACAGATTTTTGGGACTTCAGAACTTGATGAAGAAAAGTTTTTGAAGGAAGTGAAACAGGTCACAGTGTATAGTGATCGGCTTGAGTTCTTGACTTCTAGGGGAGTTAAACATTATATCCGGCAGTTCAACGGACTGAGAGGACAGAATGCATTTACCAATAAGGTGTGGTGCAGCTGCGGAGAAAAATGCCAAAGAGATAAGGGCTACCAAGGGAAAAAAGTATGGTATTGTTCGAAACGTCATTACCAGGAAGATAAGGTTCGGGCCTTAACGGAAGAAGATCTTCTGAAGGCTGCCGAAATGGTTTTAGAAAATCCCTATCAGCAAACCGTTGTACGGGATATAGAGAAACTGGTTGTGGGAAGTGACAGCATCGAGTTCAGATTCAAAAATGGGGAGGCGACAACATGGCAAAGAAAATAACGAAAATCCCTGCTACCTTAAACAGATTCAATTTGGAACCAGTCGTGGCGATAAGGAAACGAAGGGTAGCCGGATATGCACGAGTATCCACGGATCGGGATGAACAGGCTACCAGTTATGAAGCTCAGATGGCCTATTATAAAGCCTACATAGAGAACCGGGAAGATTGGGAATTTGTTGGAATGTATTCTGATGAGGGAATCAGTGCAACCAATACCAAAAAGAGAGATGGCTTTAAGCAGATGATAGAGGATGCCCTTGCAGGGAAGATCGATTTGATTATCACAAAGTCAGTCAGTCGATTTGCACGAAATACGGTAGATTCCCTTTCCACCATCCGAAAATTGAAGGAAAAAGGTGTAGAGGTATATTTTGAAAAAGAGAACATCTGGACACTGGATGCCAAGGGTGAGATGCTTTTGACCATCATGAGTTCCTTTGCACAGGAAGAAAGCCGGAGCATTTCTGAGAATACCACTTGGGGCAAGAGAAAACAGTTTGCTGATGGAAAAGGAGCGGTGGCTTACAGTAGATTCCTCGGGTATGATAAGGATTTTGAAATCAATGAAGAAGAGGCGAAAATCATCCGGCTGATCTTCCGGTTGTTTATCAGCGGAAAAACATTTTATGGGGTTGCTCAGGAAATGGAACGAAGAGGAATCCCAAGCCCCGCTGGAAGGAGAAAATGGTATGCCAGCACTGTAAAATCCATTATTACAAATGAGAAGTATAAAGGTGATGCACTTCTTCAAAAGCAGTACACGACAGATTTTCTTCAGAAGAAGCGGAAGAAGAACGAAGGTGAGATTCCACAGTATTATGTAGAAGGGCATCACAAACCGATCATCCCGCCGCCAGTATTTGATTATGTGCAGGCTGAAATTGTTAGAAGAAGTAAGATGGGGCGATACAGTGGAGCGGATATTTTTGCAAATAAGGTCAGATGCGGATGCTGTGGAAACTGGTATGGTGCAAAGGTGTGGCATTCCCAAGACAAATATCGGAGAGTCATTTATCGTTGCAATAAGAAATACCAGAAGGGGAAGGAACCTTGCGAATCTCCACACTTTTCAGAGTCAGAACTAAAAGAAATTTTTATGAAGGCACTGAATCTGCTGATAGAAGAAAAAGAAGAGTGCATTGACAATCTGAAGGAGCTGATCGAGGATACCTGCCAGACGGATGAATTAGAAGTGCAGCAGGAAAGGCTGGAAGCGGAAATAGAGCTTTTGACAGAAAAAATCAATAGTGTCATCTGGGAAAATACAAGGATTGTGCAGGATCAGGAAGAGTATCAAAAAAAGGAAGATACTTTGAGGAATCTTTACGAAAAGAAAAAAGAGAAGTTAGGCGAACTGAATGATATGATTCAGGAGCGGAAGGGCAAGCGTGGTATTTTGACAAACTTCATCATGAATCTGTAGGACCTTGATGGGGAGCAGGTGGAGTTCAGAGAGGAGCTTTGGGGTGGCCTTCTGGATGAGATTGTAGCTGAAAAGGACAAGAGCTGCAGGGTGATTTTTCGAGGTGGAATAGAAGTGACTATATAAATAAAAAACACATTTTCGATAGGGCATCTGGGATATTCTTGGATGCCTTATATTTTTATAAATGCATATCTTAAGTATGGTGAAATTCATCGCAACACGTTGACAATCGTGAATGAGTTGATGAGATAGTAGGAAGCCTATTGTTGTCTGTGGAGAAATCTGCGGATGATGGCAGGCTTATTTTTTGTTTGAGGTTTCAACTCTGTCTTTAATGAATAGAGTTCATTTTTTTATTCAACTATTCCCATGATATATACAATATGTAAATTTGCAA